AGAACGGCGGTTCAAATCCGTCTCCTGCAATTAATTCGTTCGTTCTATGCTGTCAGTGCACGGGCGGTCTATGGTTCAAGCGGATTAAACCCATGGGAAAAGGTTGATGTTTATCCTGAGGACTGCTGGGCAGTACGAAAAGCATATCATTTATATGTTGTGCAAAATGGAAATCATCTCATTCATTTACCGAGGTGATCAGCCGTGGTAAGCGGCACGGAATGTAGCTCAGTGGTAGAGCAACGTATAAACTATGCGTCGCAGGTTCGATTCCTGCCATTCCGATTCCGGTAAATTGCCATTATCGGAAAGCATTTCCAAAATGCTCAAATTTACCTTCTGATTGGTTCCGGTGGTTCACGTTGGGTGACGATGCGTGGTTCAAGTCCACCCGCCGG